CATCGCAGCAGCAATGATTTTCGTGTCTGCACCAGCTAAGTTGGTCAACATTTCACGTAGTTGCAGCGCATGAATTGTATCCGCGATATCTTTAAAACGAGGAAACAATTTTGTACGCTTAATACGATAAATATAAGGAGCATCAGGTAATATCCAACCGAATGAGCCCAACAATCCACAAACATAGTCCGTCATAATGTACAGGAATATATCATGTTGTGGCTTAGTAATAGTACGCAACTCTTCCATAATGTAGGTAGGAGGCACGGGCGCTACACGATTCGTCGCTAAAGACTTATTAGCAGGACCAAGAACTTTCGCGGTTAACTTGGTCCACACTTTAATTGAAAAACCAGTTGTTTGCATGTAATCCTTGAAATCTTGCACTAACACCTGGAAATCATAGCCGGTCTCAGCAGCGTATTGATACATTAATCGAGTATAATGGCCTGGATTGATGTTACCCTTTCCAACCTCGAATAAGTATTCCGATTTCAACGACGCCATGTGTGAACGTGTGAAAAGAGCAGGAGCAACAGTGTCGCTCACAGGGAGTACATCTAAGTTGAAACGAGATGCTTGTGTTAGACCACGAACTGTTTTCGAAAGGTTTGTTAATTTTGCAGTAATCATAATGATTCCTTATTTTAAAGATTATAGGTTAATTTTTGCAGCAACGCGAGGATCAAGATCATCTGCGTCGTCAATATCAGTTGGTTTATCTGTCCCGATGGCCATACGGCGTGGTTCGCGACCTTCAATGTCGAAATCAGACATATCAATTGTTGCAACAGTTTCAGGTTGCCAAGCTTCTACATCGGTAGGCGTTTTCACATCGTAATCGACGTTAAAACGACGACCCTTGGCAGAACGATATTGCATGCTCGCAACTTTTCCGTCTTCCATGTGAACTGCACCAACTGAGGAAGCAGCTGCACGAATATAAACGTCTTCAACGTCTTCTTTCTTTGTCATTGGGTTAATAACAATAGGACATACGATGTTGTAGTGAGCATAGACGTTATTGATTGACGTCAATAAGTTATAGGCTGTAGCCACAATACCACCCGAGGTCGCAGGACCCTTGATTGCGTACATGATCGCGCGGATAGAATCCACAGCGACGCGTAAACCGAGTAGTCCAAGAACGATTGATGCAGTAAGCATATCATCGAATGAAGATACAGAGATGGTGTTAAAATCTTCGCTGTAATCAATGTCTTCGACAGGCTCTGACATACGAATGGTAACGTCAGGTGCTAAGTCACGTATAAATAGTGTCTTACCTGAACCGGTCCCACCCACAACAAACGGAGATCCCGGAAGTTGATCAGGGAACGGCCAGTTTGTCACTCGTACCGTGTTATCAGTCGCTGGAATGTGACCCACAACAGGAACAATTGATTGATCTTCACGTTTAACATACGTTAAAAGATTGGTATCACGAAACAATGCCGCAAGATCAAGATCTTTGTCAGCTGAGTTCGCCATCATTATAGTTTTGATTTTGTCAGAGATCACATTAAAATTGATCTTGGCCTGAAAATCTTCACCGATTTGTAGTAACATTTTTACATCAGATTTGAGATGTTTTTCTATCTCGTTAATCTGCTCTTGAGTTACATTCGCAAGTTGAAGTTTAAGTTTATTTAAAAACATGTTTGTCTCCTGGGACAACTGAGTTGAAGAACGGCTCGACATATTCCAATGGCACAGCGTTCATAAATAAATCGACAATGTCTTTCGACACGTCAGTTTCATCGTACTTGTACGACAGTTTGTTCGGATCAGACATCACTTCGTATTCAATAAGTGACAGACCTGAGTCCATTTTATCACGCATAGACTGCGTATACTTGGCAAGTTCAAGTTTATCCTTACGAAGACCCTCTGCACGGTAGTCAGAGTAAGACTCTCCAAAGAATTTCCACCAACCATCCTCAATCAGTTCGAGCATTTCGGCGTAGACAGGACACTGTCCATAAACTTGACCAATTGTTTCCCACGCAAGCATCGGAAACGGTCTTTTGACCTTGGTTCTATCTTTGATCTGAGACTGCACACTGTACTCCGGGGAGAACTGGTTAGTCAGAAAAGACATGATATTACCAATAGCGATAACATTCTTAAGTTGTTTATCTTGTCCATAAAGCAAAATATCACCCAAGAAAGCGCCACCATGCTCATAGCCAACTTTATTGTATGGAGAAACAGGTTTCTCATCAACAAGATCGTTCAGCAGGGTCTCAGCACGCGCTGCGCCAACATTATCTTTCCATCCAAGAAGGGCATCATCAGATTTTGACATTTGACAAATATTGAGCTCGCCCTTGAGGTACGAGTCAAACCACGTGTCAACTTGTAGCTGCGTGGCACCCTTAAAGAACTTGATAAGTTCAGGCATCGTCTGCTCGATCTGCACGATCGCATACGTCACGGACATGTTGTAAGTGCCCATAATATCAGTGGCAGCGTTACCCGAAGATAATCCAACATTGATGTTAGGCTCTCGCCAATCACCTATCAACGTCTTCCCTTCACCTGGAGCAGGCGATGACACGTAGACAGGTAGTTGCAGCGATGTCTCAAAAATCTTGACCCACCAATCTGCGAACCCCATTTCACGAAGCTCATCCATCATCGTTCCGATGATATGCCGAGGAAAGTTCATGTCATGATCTGAAACATCAGCCGCAATGGCTATCTTCCAATCACGAATTTTTTCTTCCTTGTTCAAACGTGTTGTATGATGAAATGAGTATTCATACACAGAGTACAGTCTTTTACGAACTGCCTGCATAATCGGAGCCAATGAGGCGTTGATAGCCCACGGTCCACCCATCGCGGTACGACGACGTTCACGGAAGAATCCTTTAACAGAACCTTCTATTTTATGGTTGGCACGGTCTTCCTCGTTAATGAGTTTGCGTGCAGCAAATTCAGAACCTTCTTTGCCTCCGGAAAGTGCGTTAGCACGATCAGCGACATAGCGGTCTTTCGCTTTCCAATCACCGTTTTCGAAATCCACTTTATCAGTTGACTGAGAACGGTACACTACGTAATAAGCACCACCAAACTGGTATTGCTCAAAAGCTTCTTTGAACTTTCCTTCCATCATCAATTTACCGGCTGCTTCTGCCTCCTGTAAATGACGCTTCGCCAACGCTATCTTGACCGACATTGTTGTTGAAAAATAAGGAATACACGTTGAAGATCCTTTACGTATTTTTAATGGTACGGGTGTCATGTTTGTAAAAACAAGACGCACGAAAGAGCGAAATAACTTTTCATGCCAATCTTCTGTATAGTGATCTTTAAGCTCGGCTTTCTCACGTTTAAGTGAGTTGTCCGCCAAAGGCCACGTGGCAGGTAGCATAGGAAGTCCATTGATATGACGTATTCCGTAGAAATTACCACGAACGCCGTTCCCGAACACACGACCTAGCGAATCAACCTGAGAAGGAAAACGCTTAGTGGCTTCCTTGGAAAGCCAATCTTTAAACGCCAAGAGGCGCGGATCGTGTGACATAAGACCAGGAAGTACCTCGATCGGTCCTTCATTAAAATCTCTGTCGCCAGCGCTCTGAGCACGTGTAGTATCGTCAAACAATATATCACATACAGGATCGCCACGCTCGAAGAAAGGAACGGTCATATAATTTGCTCCCCCGGCTCGAAAGGCTTAGATGACTCGTCATCATTATCTTTCTTGTCTCGCTCCTTGTTGTCGGCTATAAGACCATCTAAGCTTAACGTTTGCTTATTAGCTTCGCGTTCTACTTTCTTGTCATGATCTTTAGTTGAGTGAGCTAGGAGCCCAGATTTTGCAAGTTTCCCTTCCATCTCCATCCAATCCACTCCGAATAGCGATGTTGATGCTTGCATCCAATCATGTGGATACTCAACACCAGGGATCGATGTGATTATGGATGGGATGTCCTCTAACAATGTTTCGATATGACGTGACAAAAGGGTCATGTCTAAATGAGACAGTGAAACAATCACAACGGATGAATCTTGCGAGTATATCGCTTTGAATACATCCATCAGTTTATCAGCTTGCACAAAGTTTACACCTGAACGAGCGATTACTTCAAGAACCTCACGTGAATCTTGAGGTATTCTTGGAACTAAATAAAGGTTCATTATTTGTTTTCCTTTTCTTTAAAAGTGGGTGAGCAGAACGGAAGTTCGGCTTCAGTTTCTGTCCAACAAGGTGTAGTGACAACTATCGCACAGGAGGCTGCTACGTCGTAACGAAGAAACAGCTCTTCTGCAATGTGACACTTATTGAAAGTATCATAGTTAATCACGTGTTAGGATCTCCCAGAATTTCTGAACTGAGAGACCGAGATATTTGTGGCCCGACGTTTTGTGGCAATATCGTTCCGACTGGAACTCGACATTGTCACTGAACGTGTTAATCCCTTGGTTAACCATATCAAGATACTCCTGTTTAGAGTAACCATGGCCTTCAAGAGTAAACTCGTGCCGTGTCTTACGTAACGTGATCACAAAATGAACACAGTCTAATAAGTATACACTGTTATCGGACAAAATCTCGGACTCTTCCTCAGTAACGAGAAAAAATCGGGTACCGTACATCTCTGCGAGATGTTGTAATGTCTCAGACGGATCTGGAACATCGACGTAACAAATGTTACGAGGTCTGGATGCATGAAATTTCATGAGATCTCCTTGTTGAATAATGTTTCTGTAGAGGGTTCAAAGCTCTGTTTCGACGAGTTTCAAAGTCGCCACACCGAGTGAATCGATACAATCTCATCACGTCCTTAATCATCTTAAGGCATATGCTCTGGGCGAAAC